TGAGATGCTAAGAAATGATGATCGTGTTTGGGATATTGCTTTGGCAGAACTCGTGGATATAGCTTTACGTCCTCATTATAAAATTACTAATGCTACTTTCTCAAAAGATTGGTTTACTGATGTAAACGATATTAACTGGGGCTTACTCAGACAATCAGAAAGTTCTAATAGAGCTAACTGGGGTGATAACGGAACTTCAAATATAGTTTCAGATTTAACAGTAACAGCATCTGGTAAACATGTTGATGTTGTTATTTTTGACGGGCATATAGATCCAGCTCATCCAGAATTTGCAGTAAATCCCGATGGATCAGGGGGCTCACGAGTAATACAATATAATTGGTTTCAAAACAATATAGGAAATGGTACAGGCACTTATGTTTATACACCGTACGTAGATGGTGGTAATGCAGATAGAACAGATGATAATAACCACGGTTGCCACGTTGCCGGAACAGTTGCTGGAAATACTCAAGGTTGGGCAAGAGATGCTAACATTTACAATATAAGCATTTACGGAACAAACCCTAATTTTGGTACCCTTGGTTTAAGCTCTTCTACATATTGGGATTATGTTCGTGCATGGCACAATTCAAAACCAATTAATCCGGTTACTGGACGAAGAAATCCAACTATAACAAATCACAGCTATGGAAGTTCTATTGAATTTGGAACTGGTGATTTTGGCGCAGTTACTCGAGTAGTTTATCGTGGTGTAGATTTTAATCCAGGTAGAGATCTTACTGTGGCCGAGCTACAAGCAAGAGGATTCTATACAAATAATACGCAACCAGTCGTGCCAAACTATTTTACGTCGAGAGAAGCAGACATTCAAGACGCAATTAACGATGGTATGATCGTTGTAGCTTCTGCAGGAAATGATTCTTGGAAAATAGTAAACTCTTCTGATCAAGATTATAACAATATATTTTATGCTACATACTTTGGCTTTAATTACACTTGGTACTTAAATAGAGGAACCGGCTCTGGAGCCGGCTATGCCCCAGTTATCGTCGTTGGAGCTACGGGAAACAATGTATTAGAAGACAAAGCAACTTTTAGTAATTGCGGAAGCCAAGTAGATATTTTTGCAGCAGGCGAAGCAATTCAAAGCAGTCTTCACACTTCTGTCCTTTTTGTTACTGTTGCTGATCCAAGAAATGGATCTTATTACAGAGGTAAATATCAAGGAACGAGCATGTCAGGTCCTCAAGTTGCTGGGATGCTAGCTTGTTTAGCTGAAAGCTGGCAGAATATAACGCAAGTTGAAGCACAGCAATGGCTCATTGATAACGCAAACATTAATCAAATGGCAGACACTGGAACTGACGATGCTATGGATCGTGGAAGTCTTCAAGGTGCAGCAAATAGATTCGCAAGATGGATTAACCAAAGATCTGAAACTGGATCTTCTTTCCCACAAAGAAATTTTAAACCAAGAGAAACTACTGGAAGAGTATATCCAAGACCTCGTATTAGAAGACGCGGTTAATTGATTATAAATATTCAAAAGCAGAGAGATTGAAATGGCAGAGATTCTAAGCACGAAACTAAAAAATGATACAGTTAGATTGTTCTATGATGATATTCAGAACAATGATTTTTACGTGTTTGTTTCTTCTATTGTGTCAGAACCTCTACAAAGAAGAACAGTTAAAAACACTCAATACGATAAAAATTTATTTTTAGAAAAAACACTGTTCGGTAAAAAAATACTTCCGTCTGATGTTAAGTTTATGATTAAATATTACCCTTGGCAAAAAGACCAAGTGTATGTTCAATACGACGACAGAGAAAACATGGAAGACCAAAGATTTTACGCAGTTGTAGGCCCAAATAATAATAGTACTGGAGACTACAGAGTTTACAAGTGCTTATCTAACAATGACGGTCTTCCTTCTATAGTTCCACCAAATTACGAAGCCGGGCCAAACCAAGTTTATAGTCTTCCAGATGGTTATGTATGGCAATTCATGTACGTTATTTCAAAACCACAGTTTGAAGCATACAACGCTATTGGTTATATTCCACTAATTGGAGATTTTGAAGTTGATCCAACAATTGTCACTAGCTCTTCAGTAAGTGATATTTTCGTTGAGAACTATATTGATAATAACGGATACCCAAATTTAAAAAGTGCAATCACTGTAGGTAACGGAAGATCTGATGGTACAATTTTTATCAGCTCAACTGTATTAAGTAGAATAGTTAATTATTATTCTGGAATGACTATGTATATCACTTCAGGATCTGTGTCTTTTGTTTATGAAATAGATAGCTATTCTTATGATGAAACTACTGGTTTGGGTCAAGTAAAAGTTATAGGCAACCCTAGTCCAAGCGGAGATAACGTTTTAAATGGTTATTCAGTAGAAATTATACCAACTGTTAAAATAGAAGGCGATGGAACCGGAGCTATAGCTATAGCAAGGATGACAGAACAAAGAATTAATTCTATAGAAATTAGAAACGCTGGATCTGGTTATCATAATATACAAGCAAGCATAGTAGATCCTGTTTACGATTTTGATCCAGACGATCCTTTGTCTATCGACGTAAGAGCTCAACTTAGAGCAATTCTTTCTCCACCTGGAGGACACAATTATAATTTAATAGATGAGATGCATTGCCGCCATATTCTATTATATGGTTATATCACAGAAACCGACAATAATAGAATTGGTGCCACAAATACGTATTCACAAATAGGAATTGTAAAAAATCCAGAATTTACTCCAGATATAGAAACAGGAAATACCGCACATCCTGATGTATTTGATAATAGAATTGCTGTTATAACTGATGATTATGAAGCAGCTGTCATTAACGGTTTAGTTAAACAAATCAATTCTAGTAACGAAACAGTTTTCGAAGCAAAGGTGCATGATGTAGATGCTACTTCTAATACTGTGTATCTATCAGAGTATCTTGGGCCATATGTTAATACTGCTAATAACGATACTTCATTTGATCTATCTCTTCCACTGAGAAATGAGACAGGACAAGTAATACAGATAAATACACCAGTAGCAAATAATGTAATTGAATCAAGATATACCCAAAGAACTGGTACAGTGTACTTCATGGAAGATTTCTTCCCACTAACAAGAGCCAAGACTTCACGCGAAGAGTATAAACTGGTATTGGAATTTTAAGGAAAACAAATAGATGCCTATTAATACAGATCTAAATATTGCACCGTATTTTGATGATTTTGATTTAGAGAAGCAGTTTTATAAAATTCTGTTTAAGCCAGCTTATGCGGTTCAAGCGAGAGAGCTAACGCAGCTTCAAACAATTCTTCAAAATCAGATTGAGCAATTTGGTGACAACGTCTATAAAGAAGGTAGCATTATTAAAGGATGTACTTTCACAACACTTGATAGTTTAGAGTACGTGAAACTAGTCGACCAAACAGATGCTGCAGGAAACACATTCGATGTTGAGTCTTATATTGGTGGCCTAACCACAGAAATAATCTCTGGTGTTGAAACAGAAGTTGATGTAGTATATGAATTAACAGGTGTTCAGTCAGGTCTTACTGCATCTATTATCTTTGCTACACGCGGGTTTGAAACTCGTCCTCCAAATCTTAACACATTTTATATTAATTATTTAACTACAAATGAAGGTGGTGTTTCAAGCAAAAAGTTTATTCCAGGTGAAACACTAAGAATCACTCGTAAAAAATATATAGGTTCTACTTTATATAGTACAGAAGCAAATATTCAAAGTATTGCTGTAACTCTTCAATCTAATGCTACAGGAAAATCTTATGGTCTTCAAGCAGCACCTGGTGTTGTTTTTCAAAAAGGCCATTTCTTATTTGCAGACACTCAAACTCTTATAGTTTCTAAATATGATAATAATCCGGATGGAGTTTCTGTGGGCTATTCGGTATCAGAATCTTTAGTTTCTTCTCTTCAAGATAATAGCCTTTATGATAATGCTAACGGTTCTACAAACGAAAACGCTCCAGGTGCAGATAGACTTAAGTTAGTACCAGTTTTAGTCGCAAAACCAACTGCAGAAGCAGATGTAGATGAAAACTTCTTTACTTTAGCTAGATATGAAAATGGATCTGCTGTTTCACTTAGAGATGTTTCACAATTTAATTCTATTGCAGAAGAATTAGCTAGAAGAACTTATGAAGAATCTGGCGATTATATTTTAGAAGACTTCATAGTTAATACTGATAGAAGAGGAGCAGATCTTAAAGCTCTTGTAGGTACTGGTACAGCTTATGTTAGAGGATATAGAGTAGAAAATAGAGGGCTAAGAAGTTTTACTATTCCACCTGTTTCAAACACTGAAATAGTACAAAACCAAGCTGTTTCTTTTGATTATGGTTCTTATGTAGACTTAGTAGATATTAGTGGTCTAGTAGATATTAATTACGACACGGCAAACCTATTAGCAGGAGATGGTGCAACTAAAATTGGTGAAGCCATCATTAGAAATATGACTCCATCGAGAATTTACCTCTTTGGCGTGAAAATGACTGCAGCAAATACTACTTTTGGAGAAGTAAACTATATTCAATCTTCAGGTGGTTTAATTGGTATAGCAAATAATAGTATTATTAAAGAAGTTTCAAAAGCTCCAGTTATATTTCCTACCGGCTTAAGATCTCTTAAAGAAACAAGTGATACATCAATTCCTATTAGAACATCTGTAAGCGCTAGTGTAGTTAGTGATACTATAATTGTAAACGCAGTTGGAAACGAAGATTTTGGTGCATCTAATGATGATATGGTGTTCGTAGACGCTACTAATACTCAAATTCCGATTTTAAGCTATTCTACAAGCTTAGGAAACAGTGTTCTTACAATTAATTTAGATCCCGCGGCTTCATCAGCACCGGCAGGAGAATTGTATTTTAATAAAAATATACAAGTTGCCAGCCCATACTCTAAAGAAGCGGTTGCTCCTTTTATTAAGGTAAACTATACAACAACCCAAACTAAATATAGTCTTGGGTTCCCTGACGTATACGCCATTGAAGATATTTACGATAGCGGCGGTACTCGCTATACCGATAGCTTCAGATTAAAAACAAACCAAAAAGATCATTATTATGATATTTCTTATATGGAATATATTCCTGGTACACCAAAGCCAGCAAATGGTGTTCTTACTATTAAATTGAATGTATTCGAAATTAATCCTTCAACAGGAAAATATTTCTTTACAATCAATAGTTATCCAATTGACGATGTGACAGATCCTCTTCCAGCTGGAAAAGTAAGATCAAATCAAATTCCAGTATATGTTGGAACAAACAGAAAAACTTATAATCTTCGTGAATGCTTCGATTTTAGACCATATGCTGATAAAGATCCTTTAGCAAATTATACTGCTATTACTGCTGGTAGTGCTCCTACTATCACTGCTTCTGCAGATGGAGCTTCTCCAACTTTCTCTGGTACAAATTATGTAATTCCGGCAATTAATCAAAGTGCTACTACAGATATTGAGCATTACCTATCTAGAATTGATTTAATTACCATAGACTCTTACGGAAAATTTTCTTTAGTTACCGGCCCAGAATCTTCCACACCGGCGCCTCCAAAAATTGGAGCTGATATTCTAGCTATTTCTGAAATCAGAGTACCAGGTTATCCAGCACTATCTGCAAAAGAAGCAGCTGATCAGAAAAAACCAGAGTATGCCGTAAAAGCTCGCGCCCGCGGCGTGAAAAACTACACAATGAAAGATATTGCTAAGATTGAAAGAAAAGTAGAGAGCTTAGAATATTATATTAGCTTAAATCAGCTAGAGCAACAAGTAGAAAATCTTCTTATTCAAGACGAAAATGGATTGACAAGATTTAAGAATGGATATATTGTTGATCCATTTAACGATATTAATCTAGGCAACTTAGAAGATACTGATTTCAGCGCCGCTGTTCATTTCGATAAAAAGATTTTAACACCATCTCTAAAAACATTCCCACTAGATTTAAGATACAAATCTAGGGCAAATGCTTCTATTTTCCCATCTCTTTCTAATCCAGATGTTGCAAGCTTAAGCAGAAATAATCATGTAAAACTATTAGGACAAAATTATGCTACTAATTTTAGAAACTGTGTAAGTAACTTTTATGATTACGCTGGTGAGGGAACTTTAGTTCCTAATCACGACATGGTTCATGATACTACGACAAATCCTGTTAATTTAGAAATAGATATAGCTACACCTTTTAATCAGTTTGTAGAAAACCTTCAGCAATTCATACCTATGACCGGAAGTGTTACTCGAAACATCGGAAGTAGGCAGATAAGGCCAGCCGCAGATTGGTTTCCTTCTGATGTAATTGAGACAACCACTAATACTTTAGCAGTTAACGATCCAACTACAAGAACTCAACAGGTTGGAGACTTTGTTTCAAACTTAGAGTTTAGACCATTTATGAGAAGTAGAGACATTAAAGTTTATATGTACGGTCTACGCCCGAACACACGTCATTATTTCTTCTTTGACGAAGTAGATGTAAATGCTCATATTACTCCAGGTACTACAGTTGATGAAGCCAGAGACGTTCAGCCATTTGGTAATGCTGGAGATCCTGTTGTATCTGATGCTAGTGGTGTAATTAGAGCAATATTTACAATTCCTGAGGAAACATTCTTCGTTGGAGAAAGAGTCTTAGTAGTAACTGACGTAGATCAATTAGATAGTATTGAGTCGGCAGCAACTTCACATGGTCGTGTAACTTATCATGCTTATAATATTGGAGTTGACAAATCTTCATTAACTGCTACCACTCGTGTTCCACAGACATCTATCGTAACAACTACTACTACAAGAACACTTCCTGCTAGACCAAGACCTCAGCCACCTAATAACAATGATGGTGGACCAGATCCAGCTCCATGTGGAGGATGTGATCCGCTATCGCAGACATTCTTTATTAAAGATGGTATGGGAAGAGGCTCAAACACAGTATTTGCTTCTAAAGTAGACCTTTACTTCAAAAGAAAGAGTGAAGTAAATGGGGTGAGCGTTATGCTTAGAGAAGTATTGAATGGCTATCCAACTTCTATGATCATTCCTTTCTCTAAAATCCATCTAACTCCAGATCAAGTTAACGTATCGGATGACGCATCAGCAGTAACTACAGTAGACTTTGATGCTCCAATCAGACTTGACACTGAAAAAGAATACTGTATAGTTGTTCACCCAGATGCAAACGACCCTAATTATCTTATCTTTACTTCAAAAATCGGTGGATACGATTTGTCGCCCGGTGTTACACAAGGTCAACCTGTTGTTCAAGACTGGGGTGACGGTGTTCTATTTACTTCTACTAATAACAGAGCTTGGACAGCTTATCAAGACGAAGATATTAAGTTTGCTCTTTATAGACACGACTTCAATGCATCAACAGGTACAGTTACACTCACAAATGCAGACCACGAATTCCTTACTTTGAGTGATTGGACTGGAAGATTCTTGGTGGGTGAACAAGTATATCAAACAGTTGGTTCTGCAGCTACGATGAATGTTCCTTTAAATGCTTCAAACGTAACAGCGTCGGGTGTTGATTTGAGTACAATATATTCTGTCGGAGACTACGTAAGAATATCAAATACAACTGCTTCAAGATCTGAAATATTTAGAATTGTTTCTATAGATAGTGCAACAGAAATGGCTATCGATAGACCTATTTCTTTCACAGTATCAAATGGAACGGGTACACCAGTAGTAGTTGGAGAAGTTGTATACTACAACAAAATAGAGCCAGATACAATATATCTTAAAAATAGTTCAGTTACATCTTCTAAGCTTTTCACTACTTCTTCAATTATTAACGGTGTGAGAAGTGGAACAACAGGAACTATTGGCTCTATTGATAATATTAATTTGAGTTATGTTCAACCTTTAATCATGAAATCAAATGACTCAGTAACTACTACATCTCTTAATGGAACATTCGTAGATCCAAGTAACCCTATTAACACCTACAATATTACTATGAAGTTTGGTGATAATAACTACTTTACTCAAAAGGGTGTGTTGCTATATAGTAAGTCTAACGACCCAACTAGAGCCAAACCATTTGATATTAACGTTAGTCTTGCAAATAGAGCAAATAGCACTTCATCACCTATTGTTGATCTAGAAACATCAGCGTTATTAGCTTATCAGTTCAAGTCTACAAATGATGCGGCAACAACCTCAAAATATATCTCAAAAACTATCGAGCTCGCAGCAGATTTAGATGCTGAGGATATGGAAGTAATTCTGACTGGTCATAGACCAATTGGAACTGATATTAAAGTTTATATTAAACCTCAAAACTCTTTTGACAGCGCAAACTTTGAATCAAATGATTGGATTGAGTTGGAGATGTATAGTGGAAGTGGAATTTTCTGTTCTTCAATAAACATTGATGATTACAGAGAATATAAGTATAGAGTAAAAGCTGATAATAAAAATGCAGAAGGCGTTATCACATATACCAATTCAACAACCGGAACTTTCTCTTCTTATAGAAAATTTGCTATTAGAATTGATTTAATTTCTGAAAATATTCATATCGTTCCGACTGTTAAAGATTATAGAGGAATTGCGCTAACATGATGCTTCAAAGAGATCCTCATACTAAAGCTGTAATTAACACAGACGCTCAAGCTTTAAATAAATATAAACAGGAACGAGCTTTATATAGAAAAGTAGAAGTGTTAACTAAAGAGCTTGTTGTAATGAAAGAAACTTTAGTCAGAGTTTGCGAAAAACTAGAAAAGATAGAGAATAACTAATGTCAAAACCAAGTATTCAAAATATCGTAGTAACCCAAACATTTCAAAACTGGTTTGATAAAACCAATGAAATGGTTGACATTATGCGCGACTCTGCAGTAACGGCTTCAGTTTCTGGAGATACAACAACAGGTGATGCAACTCTAGTTGGAGATTTCACCGCAAACACCGTTATAGCTTGGAATACTCTTGCTGCAGACTTGATCACTGCTAAAACAAGTGGAGCAACGATCCAATTCAACCACCCAATACAAATTACGGGTCCGGCAGATCCTATCACCGCTATTTTCAGCCATCCTAATAATGGCTGTAGAACTAGATACACATCCAGCGCTGTAAACTGGGATATTGGAATTGATAATGCAACATCTGGTAAATTTACAATGTATAATACCGGCGGAACTGGAGTTTTATCTCTAAGTACCCAAGGTGTTCTAGAAGTTGTAAGTATTATAACTTCAGATGACGTCGTAGTAGGCGGTGATTTAACAGTATCTGGAATGATTTACGGAGATATAACAGCTAACAATATTAATGTTTCTACAGGTTTAACTGGTGTACTTACCGGTGATTTAATTGGGGATGTTTATGCTCCCAATGGAACTACAAAAGTTTTAGAAAATGGAAATGGCACAACCATTCCTGCTACTTTTACTGGAAACGTCAATGGTACTGTTAGCTCTCTATCAAACCAGACTACAAACAATCTAGCTGAAGGTGCTGGTGCAACACCTAATTTATATTTCACAAAAGCAAGAGCTATAGCTTCATTTAAAAATGGAACTGGAGTAACTATAGGTACTGCAGATGCTAATGGTGTTGCTCCTATTTCTATAGGCCAAGCAGTTGGAACCGGGGCAAACGTACAATTTGCTTCTGTAGTAGCTACAGGCAACATCACAGCATTCTTTGGTACTACTTCAGATATAAGAGTAAAAGAAAATATTGAGCCGATTACTGGTGCATTAGATAAAGTTTCAAAAATCGGTGGCTATACTTTTAATCATAAAGGTAGCGATGAAAGAATGGCCGGTGTTGTAGCTCAAGAATTACTAGAAGTTCTTCCAGAAGCAGTTTTTGAAACAAAAGATCCTAGAACAGGTGAAGACATTTACGCCGTTAGATATGACAATATAATTGGTCTTTTAATTGAAGCTATTAAGGAATTAAAAGAACAAGTGGGTAAGTAATTATGGCTATTAAAACTTCTGGCTCACTTTCAATACAAGATATAGTAAATGAATTTGGCGGCACCGCACCTCATTCTTTGAATGAATATTACAGAGGTGGATCTAGAGTTCCAAACGTTGACTTAAATAACAACGTACCTACTAGCGGGCAGATTTCTCTGGGAGATTTTTATGGCGCAGTTAACATCTTTTTTCTTACTATTAGTCAAAATACTCAAGAGTTAAATGTTCTTGACGCAGCAACAAATGCTGGTTGGAATGGTCAAAGCATTATAAGAGTTATTGTTAATAGTGGAATTTATGTCTGGTCTGATAATGTTAACAGAGGTGGTATAATTATTGGAGATAGCGCGTATCCAATTCAAATTTATAATTCAGGATATATTATAGGCCGTGGTGGTGATGGTGGTAATGCTTCCGCCCCGGGCCAAGATGGTGGCCCAGCTATTACTGTTGGAAATACCCAATTATCTGTAGTAAATTATTCTAATGCTTATATAGCAGGTGGCGGGGGCGGAGGTGGCGCCGGGCAACAATGCGGAGGTGGCGGCGGAGCTGGTGGTGGCCGAGGTGGAAATTCTGCACAGTTTAGCAGTAGAACTGATGGAGGTTTGCCGGGGCAGTCAGGACAGAATGGTGCAACAGTCGGTAATACCGGTGGTGTTGGTGGACAAGCTGGCGGATCTGGTGGTGGTACGCAAGAAAATAAAGGTGCTGATAGTACAGGCCAAGGAGGAGGTGGCGGAAGAATTCTTCCTGGTTTGCCTGTTAACGCAAATATTCCTTATGGTCGAAGAGAAGATTGGCCAGGAGGATATGGCGGAGGATCTAATAGAGCTGGCGGTGCTTACGGACACCCATACGCTTATACGACGACAGCGGGCGGCGATGGTAGATCTGCTCTAGCTGCTGGAGGTGGAGGAGGATGGGGTGCATCCGGAGGTATAGGACAAGCTGCTGCTGGGGCTGGGGGAAGAGCTATTTCTTGGGTAGTTCAGCCTACTATAGTTTTAAATCAAGGTGAAATTTGGGGAGGTTACTTATAATGAACCCGCGTAAAGCTTTTATGAGTGGTCACAAATTTTTCTGTAATGATTCTGTTCAAGCATTTGTAGACTACATGGATAATCATCCAGAATTAAATTTAGTATCTTGGAAAAAAATGATTGAAATTATAGAAGCCGGTGGTTGTTATAAAATAACAAAAGAATCAGAAAACTGGCTTAAAAGAGCAAAGAGAGCTATGGATCACTGTGACTTGGTAGAATTAGGCGGAGATTTAAAACCTACAGAAGAATATAGAGTAGTAAGAGGCCAGGTTTTAGTTCAAGGATCTAAAGAAAAATGCTTAAATTTTTTAAAAGGTGGAAACCTAAAGTTTTTAAAAGACTCTTTAGAAGTTAGTCAATCATCTTCATGGGATGCGGTAGTAGATGAAGAAGGAAGAGTTGCTACTTCAGTAGAATCTCTTCTTGAATATTGTTTATTGGAAAGAAAATACTACGATGAAGTCGACGACATAGTATTCTGGAAAAATGCTTAATTAAAAAAACGATCTTGTTTATTATCATAAAAGCATTTCATCTTACTGCATTTTTATAAATAAAAGAAAAACATAAGGGTAATAAAGAATGTCGAAGATTTCAGAATTAGGTCCGATAACAGGTGCTAATACTAGAAGTGAAGACCTTTTCGTAATCGTTAACCTAATTCAGGGTGATGATGGCACAAAAAACATCACTCGTAAAGAATTAGTTCAAGCCATCCAATATGAAATCTTTGATAGAATCACTATTACCGGTGGTACTATTTCTAATGTTACGCTGTTTAGTTCTACAATAAACGATAACATTATGAATGATAACGCCTTTAATGGCGGTACGATAGATGGATCTGCGATCACAAATGTAACCATTCTTGACTCAGATTTCTCAGATGGTACTGGTAACAATAATATTTTTACGAACACTATTGTTGATCAGTCTAGAATTACTAACAGTGAGATTAGCAATACCAATATTGCTAATTCTGATTTCTCAGATGGTACTGGTAATAATAACGTATTTACAAATACTCGAATTGATTTTTTCCAGCTAGAAAATGGTACAGCAAATAACATAACTCTTACAAATGTTATTATCGATGAGCTTATTCTTGAAGACGCAACTATTTCAAATAGTACTATTGTTACTACCAGCTTCTCAAATGGTACAATCTTTGATACAGATATTTCAAATAGCGACATCAGAGACACTGATCTTGATAATGTAACTATTACTAATTCAAGATTCTCTAATGGTCAAATTTGGGACACAGCTGCTTGGAATCTTGTAGTTTCCAATAGCAATATTATTTCTTCAAACATAGATGCATCTGATATTCTCAATTCAAATTTTGAAGAAGGAACTATTCTTAATAGCTTTATGGCAAATAGTGCTATTGAGAGATCTACAATCGACGATTCAGATTTCACTAATGGCACAATTACAAATACCACTGCTAATAATATGCAGATTACCAGCTCTGATTTTTCAGATGGTACTGGTAATAATAACGTATTTACAAATACAACGATCGATCAAGGCACCATTCTTAATTCTGAATTAGCAAACTCTTCATTCACTGGTACTATGGATGGAGTTGTTGCTCAGAATATGCAAATCAGCAGTTCATCAGCTGATGGATTAGCACAAACTAGATCAACATTTGACGGTGGTGCCATCACAAATTCTGACATGTCAGAGTCTAACATCGCTAATTCGGTAATTGAAGACTCTAAGCTTGTTGACTTCGATATGGATATTAAGCGAGTATTCGAGGCTCCTATCGATGAGAACTCATACTTCGCATTAAAGAATGTTAAGACCGGCGAAACAGAGCAAATGACTTATCGTCAACTATACGATGAAGTTTCAAGAAAAACAGAAAAAGCTCTTAAAGTTCACGTTGCTTCTGACGGTGATGATAGAAACGATGGTACAATTCTAAAACCAGTTCGCACACTTAAGAGAGCCGAAGAAATTGCTCTTGAAAAAGCTGGTGGATCTTATGACCGCAATGATCTTAATAACGCAGTTCACATCTCCGTAGGTCCAGGTACTTATTATATAGATGAGCCTATTGCACTTCCAGATGATTGTTCTATGACTTCAACAGCTGGACAGTATGCTACTGTTATTCAAAAGAAGCCAGGTTGGGAACGCACTAATGGCGTCCTAGTTGGTTCAGGTTGCTACGTACAAGGCTTCTCATATATGAACTTTGAAGTAGATAACTTCGACCAGCCAGAAGGTGGCTTTGCTATTGCGTATCGTCCAGGAGCTCTATTAAGACGTTCTCCATATCTTCGTGACTCTACTCAGCTTTCAAACTTCAATCGTCTTGATATTGAACCACCTCTTAATCCTTTCAACTCAAAAGGCACAATTCTTGACTTAGGACAAGAATTCTATCTTGAGCCAGGACACAGCCCACAATCTTTATTTGAGATTAATGATGAAGTTACTTTCTCAAGCGGTGCTTCTGGTTATATTTCTTATATTGCAGATATCGACTCAAACAGACAAATTTATGTTCGTAACTTAAAAGGTAACGTTGAGCCAGGTGATATGCTTTATGCACAGCGTGGCGGGACTGCAACGGTTCAATCAATTGGTATTGACGACTTCCCGAACAGACTAGTTGGTCGTGGCGGTGGATGTCTTCTCGCTGACCGTGCAGTACTAGATACTGACTCACTTTACACATACGTACTCTGCTTCGGTTTCACACCACGTACTCAAAACGGTACTGGTTATGTTGCTAAGAATGGTGCCGGTGTTAACGGTATCGGTTCTCTTTCAATCTTTACTCGCCAAGCGTTCTTCGCACTCGACGGTGGCCAAATGACTCTGAACAACTCAGGTTCTCAGTTTGGTGACATCTCAATGCGTGCACGTGGTAGCACAGTTATCATTAGACCTAATGAAGTTGCAACAGACGGAACTGGTCAAGGTATAAATCTTACTGCGAACTCAGCCTTTGCTGATGTAATTGAAGATAATAAAGACGCAATCATCGATGATATGATTTATTATCTCACTTCAAATACAACAAGTGGCGGATTGGGCTATCAAGGATATAATGCAGATAAGTGCTTCCGTGATACAGGAATTATTGTAGATAACACTGGTTACGATATTGCTACAAAGGGTAACTACTGGGGTCGTCTAAACGGTATCACATATCGTTCACCAATTTCTTACGTAGTTGTTAATGAGCAGTTAGACGAAACTGTTGGTTCAGTAGAACATCTAAAAGATTCTATTAACTTCATCTTTGAAAATGCTGATGCAGAAGTTAGAAATAGAGTTGATACTTCTATTAACGAAACTCTAAACATTCTTCAAAATGGTGAAGAGTTTGCTAATAGCATCATCTTTACAGACACTGGTAATGGCCCAGCTACAGCAGCTCGTGAACTAGTACAAGATAACCGCGAATTTATCATTGAAGAGTTCATTGATTGGCTTGATAACAATGAAGAATTCTATGCATACGACAGCACTAAGTGTAAGCGCGACGTAAGAGAGTATATTCTTCCAGCAGTCAAGTATGACACAATGCTTGATACAAACTATAACTCAGTAACTGCTGGTAATGCTTACTACTTTAAAGCTGCTAAGAATGTAATTGGTGCCCAGCGTGACGAAACAATTGCTGCTTACGAAAGACTACGTAAAACAACTGATAATCTTGTTGAACCAATCTCATCAAGCTTTGCTGTAGAAGCATACGAAAAGTTTAATGAAATTATTAATATTCTAAAGTTTGAAGGTGCTAAGTTTACTCCAACTGCTGCAACATATGAGCCAACAACTGGTGTATTTACAATGACTATCCCAGCACACGGTTTAGAAGTTGGAAGATATATCCTTCTTTCACCAGAGTCTTTCACCTTCACATGTGCAACAGATGGAAACGTACTAAAATTTAAGCACCCAAGAAAATCAGATCCAGCTTTCAAATCATTACTACCAATTATTTCTGCGACAACTGATACTGTTACATTAAATGTTGGTTCTACTGGTTATAATGGAGTGCATACACTTGAAGCTGTAGCTGATAACTCAGTTATCGTTATTGGCAGTGCAATAGAGTTTAGCGACAATAGCGCAATCCCAGCTGACAGAAGAAATGCTCGTAAGCAACTACAAGCTAACCGTCAATTCATCCAAGACTACATGATGACTTGGGCTGACAATGAGTGGTTCTTCTATGATAGCGCTAAGTGCCAAAGAGATATGAAGAACTATATCGTTCCTGCAGTTCTAAGAGATATGCAGACTGGTACAAACTTCAATTCAATTCAGTCTGGTATTGCTTATCGTTCAGGTATCGCTAAAGTTGCAGTTAATGAGCAGTTAACTGAAACCATTGGTGCCATTAACCACCTCAAGCAAGATACTGCAAATACAGTAAGTGACCCAGTTGTAATTCACAGACTTGATGATGCATACGATGAAATCATTAACATCGCAGCAAATACAAGCAAGAAGTACACACCAACAAATGCTACATATGATCCTGTAACTGGTATCATGGTAGCTACAATTGGTTCTCATGATTTCCAACTTGGTGACACAATCATCATCGAGAAAGAAAGCATTACGTTCTCTTGCCCAGATGGAGCAAACACTGTTAATATTTCTCACCCAAGAGAAACAGATCCAGCATTTAATACTGCTCTACCAATTTTAGCAAAAACT